CAGACCTGTTGGAGTTACAACTAGGTTTGGTAAGTCAGGCTTTAACTACGACCCTACAACTGGTCAACTCATTGGTGCTGGCTATCAAGTAGCTCCTGATGTAGCTGGCTTACGTGAAGGTCTGCTAGGGATGGCGAGTACTGGCTTAGGTCAGGCTCAGCAGATTCAAGGTATTCAACCTAACATTAATGAGCAAGCTCGTGGTCTGTTTAACTTGGGTGCTCAGTATGTAGCTCAGACACCTCAGGCTGCGGCTCAGCAGTACATGACACAGCAGCAACAACTGTTAGCTCCCGGTCGTGAACAGCAACTGGCTCAAACTGTTAATCAACAGCAACAGCAAGGTCGTTTAGGTCTAGCTACAGGTGCAACTACAGCTGGTTACACTCAAGGTGGTCAGGGTCTGATGGCTTCTAATCCTCAGTTGGCAGCTCTGTACAATGCTCGTGCAGCTCAGGATGCTCAGTTGGCTGCACAGGCTCAACAAGCTGGTCAACAACAAGTTACCTTCGGTCAGAACTTAATGACTGGTGGTTTGAACTTGTCAGGTCAAGGATTCAATTTACAGAATCAAGCTCTTACACCTTATACAAACTATTTAGCAGGTGCTACAGGCATTGAGAATCAAGCTGCTAATGCTCTGACATACGGTCAAGGCTTAGGTGCAGCGGGTGCAGCACAAGCTCAAGCTGCAGCAAACCAATATGCAGCTGGACAGACAACAGCCAACGCAGCTCAACGTGCAGCTTTGCAAGGTACTGTAGCTGGATTAACAGATCCTATTGCAGCACTCATTGCAGGTTTATCAAAACCTTAAGGAATACATAATGGCAACACCACAATCAATTCAAGGTTTGTTTGGAGGCATGGGTACTCCTGAGGAAATGCAACGTCAACTGATAGAGCAGAAGGCTGCACAGTTTGCTGAAATGAATCAGAACCAACAGCTTAGCGCAATGGGATATAAGGGAGGTGCTAACTTAGGTCGTGGCATAGCTGGAGCCTTTGGAGTTGAAATCCAAGACCCAACTATGCAACGTGCTCTTCGTCTGCGTCAACTTGCAAGTCAATACAATACCAATACAGCCAAAGGTCTTCGTGACATGGCTGCAGCACTACAGTCTACAGATCCTGAGTCAGCTTTCCAGTTAACTCAACGTGCTCAAGCTATGGACATGGAAGAGGCTAAGCTAGGTTCTGAACAAGCACTTAAAACACAACGTGAGCGTGAAAGAGATGCTGCAGATCCATTCCAGAAACTTTTAGAGAAGGGTGTTTATACTCCTGCAAGTTTAGCATTATATAAAGTATCAAAGAATGTAAGTGACTTGAAGTATAAAGATAAAGAATTCTCACCATCAGAGATTCAAACACTACAAGAGTACAGAAAGACATTGATTTCACCAGCTCAAGACAAAGAGATTGCAGAAGTGAATGCTGTTATTAAAGCTGCTGGAGAAGGTAAGGGAACTAAGATTGTTAACGAAATCCCCGGCTTAAAAGGAACTGGGGATATTGTTAATCTTCGTCAAAACCTTAACGCTACATTAAAGCCTTATCGTGATGCTGTCAACGCAGCTGATTCAGCTATTGCACTGGCTGATGATGTTCTTAAAACCGGTAACTTTGCTTCTTTCTCTGCTTTATCTCGTCAACTGGCTAAGGCTTCAGGTGAGACACAGTTGTCTAAGTCTGACGTAGATGCTTTTGGTGCAGATCCTTCATTGATTGGTATGGTGTCTGATGTTGTTTCTAAACTTGCAACAGGAACACCTAGTGAAGATTCAACTCGTAAGCTAAAACAACTTGCTCAAATTCTTAAGAAGAAGAATCAAGCTCTTGAAGAAAATGAGATTAAGCAGACACAACGTACAGCTGAACTATCTGGCTTGTACAAACCTGAGCAAATTAAAGAAGTATTTACACTAAGAGGTACACCATCAACAGGAACTGAACGTACCACTAAAAGTGGTGTTAAATACTCTGTAGGGGACTAATTAATGAAGTATATTATTAACGGTAAACCTGTTACTGTAGACAGAGAACTAACTGATGCTGAGATTGATGAGATTGCAGCTGACTTAAGTGGTGGTATTCCTACTGAAGGTAATCCACCAGCTCCTCCAGCGCAGCCTCAGCTGTCTCCCGGTTGGCGTATGTACAATAATGCTGTGATGGGTGCTGCTGCAGTTCCTATTCTTGGTACAGCTGCTAGAGGTTTACAAGCATTAACACAAACCAGCAAAGCAGCACCGTATACAGCGAACTTGGCTAAAGCATTTCTACCTCAGTCTGGTCGTGCATTAGCAGCTGAAGGAACTATTGGAGCTGCTAGTGGTCTAGTTGGTGGAGAGGTAGGTCAACAAGTAGCTCAGAAGTTTGGAGAAGGTTACAGAACCACAGGTGAGTTTTTAGGTGGTATGGGTTCAGGGATGTTTGCCAATACACTTACTCGCAGTATTCCTGAGATGGCTATGGGTGCTTGGAGAGCTAAGACGGGTAACATTGTAGATGATGTATCCAACGCAGCTGGTGGTGTACGTGCTCGTGGTAAGTTGGCACAAGCTATGGAAGCTAACCCAACACTATCTGATGATCTTTTAAGAGCTAAAGAGATTGAAGCTTCTACAGGTGTTAAGTTACCAGTTACAGCTGCTTCCAAAGGAGACACTACTTTAACTGGATTAGTTAGTTCACAGACATCACGTGGTGAGAATGCTTCGTTCACAGCTTTCATGGCTAACCAAGAGAAGGAAGCTTTAGAGGCTGTTAAGCAAGCACAACGTAGACTTGCTGGAGATCCTAAGAATGCTGAAGCTATTGCTCAAGTAGAAGCTAAGAAAGTAGAGCTTGAGAACTTCCGCAGAGAGACAGCAGCTGAGATGCGTCTAGCTAATCAGAACCGCACTATTGAAACAATAGATACTCGCATTAAAGATCTTACTGAAGATACTTTAAACGTAGCTACAAATAAAGAAGATATTGGTAATCGTATTAATAGTCTTTTGTCTGCTAAAGAAAAAGCTATTCGTGAAGACTTCTCTAAGAATGTATACACACCTTTATTGAATAAAGCTAAAACAGATGGTGTTGAGATGGAGTCTCAAGTAGCTGCTGTAGTGTGGAACTACATCAAGCAGGAAAGAGCTGGTGATGTGTTCGCTAAGTTTCCGGGTCTACTATCACAGGTTGAAAGAGCTTTTGCACCTAAGAAAACACCTACAAGCAGTAAGTTTGCTGAAAAGTATCCTCAACTTGTTAAATCAACTGAAGGAACCTTTCAGAACGTATCTGTTACTGATGTTGACTCTTTAAAGAGAGCTGTTAACAAAGCTATTGGAGATACACAAGATAGAGATCAATCACGTATCTTGCTTGGCTTTAAGAGACAACTAGATGAAGCTATTGGAACAATGCCTGAGTCCTTTGCAGTTCCATACAAGCAAGCTGATAAAGACTTTGCATTTAAGGTTGGAATGCCATTCAATGAAGCTGGTGTAGTGTCTGTAGACAGAGCAAGGTTTGTTGAGTCTGTAGTTCCCATGCTTACCAACAAGCCTTCAGCTGTGCGTCAGATCTTAGCAGCCTCTGATAACTCTCCTGAAGCTGTAAAGATTATTCAAGATGCTTTCTTGATGCGTATTGCACAGACAGATGGTATTGTAAATAAGAATACATTAGAAATTAACCCGGCAGCTTTAACATCCTTCATTAAGAAGAACAGTGCTACTATTGAACAAGTACCGGGCTTAAAAGAATTCCTACAGCGTAGGTCTAATACTGTGGCTGATCTTCGTGCTGATAGAACACGTATTCTTGATGAACAAAAACAAGCAGCAGTTGAGAAGTATTCTAATGTATGGTCAGAGGCTTATGGTTCTAAAGGTGGTTTTGAAGGTTTTGTAAACAATGCTTTAAAGACCCCTTCAGAGATGGCTACTCTTATTAAGATGGCTGGTTCAGACCCTTCATTGCGTAATGGACTTAAGAGCAGCATATTAGATATTGGTTTAAATAGTCCTAACAAGATAGAGTTCTATACTGATAATGCTAAGACCATTGATAGTTTGTTTGGTAAAGACCATTCAAAGACAGTTAAGGATCTCTTAGAAGGTGCTGAAAGACTTGCACAGTTCCCACTGCGTAATAAGGTTAATCAGACACTGACACAGCAGACTGGCTTTGAACGTGAGTTTGGTACAGACCCTGCAAAAGCTGTGTCATTGATTAGACAGCAAGTTCAGAGTACCTTCTATAAAGCATCTGCTTTGTTTAGTCGCTTTGTGCAGAATAAAGCTACTAAGTCAGAGGCTACTGAGATACAGGAATTCTTGAAGAACCCCGGAGCTGTTGCAGATGCTGCTGAGTTATTAAAAGCTTTGAATGATACCTCAGATAAAGGTGTTAAAAAGGTTTTGAGCATAGCTGGTAAATTAGCTAAGAACTCAGCTTCAGCAGGTATCTTTGGAGGTATTGCTCCTGTTATTACTGGTGAACTTGGACTGAGCGAGAGACAACCAGTACAACAATTCGCTGAGTAACTTCTATGAAGAGGCTAACTCTAGCCCTTCTCATCATCTTTACGAGTTTTATAGCGACAGCTGGCTTCGACCCTAACGCAGATAGGTGTGTTAAGTGGACATGGAGGTGGGCTGCTGACTATAAGACTCGTATTGTCGTATGTCTAGAATGGAAGAAAGCAGACAAGAAATGATTGATCCTCTAACAGCTCTAGCAGGTATACAGTCAGCAATTTCAATGGTTAAGAAGGCAGCAGGAGTTGCCCAAGACCTAGGCTCACTAGCGCCCGTGATTGGTAAGCTATTTGACGCTAAGTCAGTAGCTACAAAGGCTATGCTTCAGGCTAAGCAGTCTGGTAAGGGTTCCAACATGGGAACTGCCCTACAAATTGAGATGGCTTTAGAGCAAGCTAGAGCCTTTGAAGAAGAACTTAAGATGCTCTTTATGCAGACAGGTAAGATTGATGTCTGGAACAAGATTAAAGCTCGTCAAGCTGAGATGGACTTGGCAGATGCTAAAGAGATAAGTGCTTTAAAGAGGGCAGAGAAAGCAGCTAAAGCTAAAGAACAAGAGATGAACGAGTTGGCTATGATTATTGGCGGTTGTGCGTTTGTGCTGTTTTTGGTATTTGTCGGTGTAAATGAATTGATGGAATTCTGTCAAACAACCAGAAGGTGTGGTAGATGATTTGGCTTGATATAGTGCTTTGGTCTGCTGTGCCTTTAAACTATTTTTTTTGGATAGTTGTTTATCCAAGGCTGGGAAATGAATGAGTACCAAAAGACCTTTGATGTGTGCCTCAAGATATTCGTTTACGGGTGTGTGGCGCTTTATGTGCTTGGTTTCTTGAAGTTCTTACCTGATGATTTGTCGGACAAAGTTGTTAATCTTTTACTTGGAATGATTGGACTGTAATGCTATCTCTATTTTCTACTCTTGGTGGTTTGCTGATTTCAGGCTTACCTAAACTATTAGACTTCTTTCAGAACAAGAATGATCAGAAGCATGAGTTAGCATTAGCTCAGATTCAAGTTGAGATGCAGCTTCAGATGATGGCTCAAGGCTTTGCAGCTCAAGAGCGTATGGAAGAGATACGTACAGATCAGATTGCAATGCAGACTGATGCTGAGATGACTGTAGCAGCTTATGACCATGACAAGAAGATCATGGATAAAGCTAGTAAGTGGGTGGTTAACTTCGTAGGAACTGTACGTCCTATGGTGACTTATATCTTTGTCTTTGAACTCTGTGCTATCAATGCTTGGATTGCTTACTATGTGTACAGCAGACCTAGTTTAGTGATGAACATGGATGACTTAATCAGATTGTCTGACATTATCTTTAGCAGCGATGAGATGGCTATGCTTGGAGGTATCATAGGTTTCTGGTTTGGATCACGTAGCTGGGCTAAGAAATGAAGCTAAGTAAAGCTGGAGCTGACCTGATGCACAGGTTTGAGGGGTGCAGGAATAAACCTTACCTGTGTCCTGCTCATATCTGGACTATAGGTTATGGTCATGTCCTCTATCAGGAACAGATCAGATTACCAATGGTAGCTAAAGAGGGACAAACTACAACAATTCGTAAAGAGTTACCACTGAGACAGGAGGACAACCGTGTATGGTCTAAAGAGGAAATCGAAAAACTATTCGCAGATGATGTCAACCTTTTTGAACGTGGTGTTCTACGACTTGCTCCTACTCTATCTGGTCATCAAGGGGCTTTCGATGCGTGTGTCAGCTTTGCCTTCAATGCCGGATTGGGCAATTTTCAGCGTTCTACTATTCGGATGAAGATCAATAGAGGTGAATGGAAGGATGCTGCTGAAGCTTTCATGCAATGGACTAAGGGAGGTGGTAGAGAACTCCCCGGTCTAGTTAAACGTAGGAAAGCTGAAGTAGCTCTATTCCTAACTAGCTTTGAAGACGAAGAATAAGTATACAAATCTAAAGTTTAAGTTTACAATTACAAAGAAGCCCCAAAGGATTACTCCTAAGGGGCTTTTTAGTTGGTTATCCTAGTATATTCTTCAGTTCATGACGATTAATCAAGGATAAAGGCTAAGGTTAAGAAGCCTATGTGTAAGTAGATGACTTGGTTAGCTTCATCTGACATCTTATTATCATCATCCATAATATAGAGTTCATCAGCTTCAATACCAAAGACTAAACCAGTCTTAAACTCAAAGTCTAGTATCATATCTCACAAGCACCAGCAGTGCAAGCCAGAGTCTGAGCACCTTCTACGTTGTCAGTACCTTCAACCAGTTTGTCCCAATCAATACCGTCAGGCATACTGGCAACCATTGCATGATACTCTTCCTCGGTCATGGACTCATAAGGAGCTTGTCGGTATGTTCCACCATCCATAGGTAGGAAGCTCACACCTGTAATCTCATCAAAGTTATTCCACACCCATGCTCCAACTTCAGGCCACTCAGTCTCAGTCACTGAGATAGTCACTGAAGGCTTATGCTCACAGTAGTGACGCTGGAACAGTAGCCACAGACGAAGGTGCTTGATAGCATTCAAGTCTTCACGCAGTACAGCACCCTTCTCAACTCGCATGGGGAAGCTAAAGATAGTTGTGCTATCAGGCTTCATCACACACAGCTCAGACGGGAACCCTTGAGCTTTCAAGAATGCAGTCAGAGGGTCTTTGTTATCAGATCGTACACGACGAATAAAGTACTGACTGTGCTGAGGATGGATGCCAGAAGCAGTGCCCGTAAGCTGCGAGACTGTGCCTTCAGGCTTAATTGCAGTGATGGCAGCACTACGATTAATCCCAATAGCGTCAGCCAGCTCACTATTAGTATTGATAGCCACATCTTTCAGTCCTTCCAAAATAGCTGGTAGTTCAGCGTTATCAGGGTCATTGAGTAAAGCATTGTCCAAGATACCAGTCATAGACACACCCAGCAAACGCTCATCTTCAGTGTTTGTCTGCCACACCTTACGCAGGTACGGGAAGTTAGTCATCGTCGATTGAAAAGTCCCCAGAATAGTAGCCAAGCGCACTTTATTCCGTAGAGTATCCACACTATCATAGCTCCGAACAATAACAGAAGACAGATTACAAAATTGATAAGGTCTAAGGATAATCTCACTGCAAGGGTTAGTGCCCCACTCTTTACCCAGTTCCCTACGTCCACTCTTAGCTGCTTGAAGTTCACTCGCATAACGGTTAAAGATTCCTCGCTCTCCAGAATGTGATTCATAAATACTTGACCACTCACGCATGAACTTACCTACGTCAGGCTTGACTTCGTAGATGGCACTGTTGTTAGCCAATGCACGTTGACCATTACCGTCCCACCAGTTACCAGCTTTAGCGTGAGCCATACGGTCATCACTCAAGTCTGACAAAGAGATCATTGCTGATCGTCGTACGCCACCAACAACCACGACCTCTCCGACCTTACATAGAATATCGTGTGCTTCAAGCGAGGTGAGCTTCCGTCCAGTCGCTCCACGGAACTTTGCAACCACATACTTAAAGAGGTCAACGAGTGGCTCTGGCCCTGATGCTCTTCCACCAAAGGTCTTGAGTCTCGCTCCTGCCGGACGTACACCCGAAACATCCCACTTAGGCACTTCTCCAGCGTATAGCAAGGCAATGACTTGTCGTAAGGCTTTAGCCCATCCCTCTTTGGAGTCCTTAACATTAATGACAGTGCCACTATTGTACAAATCAACTGGAATCTCAGGTAACTTAGATACATACTTCTGCTCCACACTAAAGCCTACACCAGTTCCGCATAACAGAATATACATGGCCTCATCAAAGGCTTTAGGGTCATCAATGGGTAGGTATGAGCAGTTATATCCTGCAATGTTCTGACGCTCTAAGGCATCACCAGCTGTCATGATGCTACGCATTGATGGCATCACTTCTAAGTTAGTCACAGCATTCTGCAACTCGTTACGCATTTCAGCACTTAGTGAGTAGTTATGCTTCTCTTGCAGGTGCTTAGTCATGAATTCAAAGTAGCGATTCACAGTCTCAGGCCAGTGCTCTCTACGGCCTTTATCATCCAAGTAGCGAGAATATCTGCTTTTTCCTATGTATTCTTGGTATGGTGTCATAGTTGTTGTCATTAGTCTAGTTCCTTTATTAAATATTCTTGTTTCTTCTCAATCACATCATCAAATCTTTCGACAAGATCATCACTCTGGATTCCTAGCAGTTCCAAGAGTGTGACCTCATCCAAACGCTTGAGAGCCTCTTTCAGTTCTTCAAATGTTATTGGTGCGTTCACGTTTGCTGATCTCTCTATCAATGTACCACTTAGCCTTCTTAAGGTCTTCAATGGCATCTAGCTTAAGGTCACAACGCCAGATATACTTGATTGCATTACCTAAGTTAAAGCCCATGTGTTCTGTAACTTGGATACATTCAATACCTGAGGGATGTTCTGTGTAGTGCTTAGGCTTGTGAATACTGTCATTAGCCCATTCACTGTGGTCTGAGTCCACCCATTCTTTAACTGCTTCACTAAGAGGCTTAGCTGCTTCTCTAATGAAAATGCTACGGTTAACCCACTTATCATAACCTTCACAGTCATTGCAGGGGTGTATTTTACCATCTAGTTCACTGTAAAAGCAAGTGCTACATTCCTTTTCAGCCATATTTCCTCCCTAGGTATTCAACACTTAAGAACATCTCATCAAAGTGTCCATCGTTAACTTCATTCATCATCAGTAAGCCCCTCCAGTGTCTATTGCTTAATTGATCCATATAACTCTCATCGTGGAGATAGTAAGAGCCAACGATGATAGCACAAATAGGCTTCCCATCAGCACGTTTACCATAGGCAATCTGCTTTCCTTGTTGATGTCCAGCAATACAAGACATATGAAGCTTATTAATAATAGCACTAGCAGCACCTGCTGGACGTCCCATCGCACCAACAGGCCAGTAATGGTTAAAGCCAACACCATTAATGAACACAGGATGAAGAAACCCATGTACTTCCCAATCTTTCTCATACTCAAGATCCTTTGTAGATATTAAGCCTTCCAGTGTAGGATTATTATTCACAGCCCTATCAATCCTGTTTTCATGGTTCCCTAAAGTCATCACCATACGAGGCTTGTACACCTTGTGCTTCGATTCTTTCTGAGCCTTCTGAGCTTCTCTCAAAGGTGCTAGTAGAAGCTTCATGGCCTCCTTAGCAGCTTCAACGTCCTTCTTGTAGCGTAGACCTTCAAAGTACTTACTACCTTTGATGTCGTGGCTACTAAGGCTGGGCATATCTGCAAAGTCACCTATGTTAACCACCACATCAGGTTTGTAATCGACAATAGCTTTACCAGCCCATGTCAAATGCTCCAAAGGTACACCCTCTTTAATCTGACAGTCCGGGATTACTAGAATCTTCATCGATGTCCTCTCCTCTGATTGTTAGTCTCTCACCTTCACGTAAGCCAGCTTTGATGGCCTCTAGGATACCAAAGCTTAAGAGTGCTTGAGCTTCTTCAGGGGTCAAGTCAAACTGGTATGTTGCATCACCATTCTCATGCTCTTTAATCAGATTCACGTTCATTTTCAGCCTCCTTCAAGAACTCTTGGGCATCACCAGTGTACATGAAGTAACCTAAGACAATACCAATGGCTGCATTGACTTTCTTGTTCTCAGCAATGTCCTCAGGATGAGAACTCCAACCACCATTGATAGTATTCAAGTAGGTTTCTTTAAGTTTCTCCACAAGAATAACATCTGTGAAGTCTTCCCATACACTGCGAAGTTCTTTAGACTTCTCTAAAGCTTCAATAAGATTAGCTAACATAATCATTTACCCTTCTGTTCGTTTAACCATGACATTGGAATATCTTTATCGGCATACTGGAATCCATGCTTATTGCACCAATCACCGTATGTGGTTTGGCTTACCTTTGAGAGTTTAGACCTAGAGTTACTGAAGACAAATCTAATATCAAGTTCAGGGTGTTGTTCCTTCACCATCAAATGTTTCTGTCTATCAGCAGTCATGAATCTACCTTTGCTCTCAATGATAATACCATTCTTAAGCAGGAGGAAGTCAGGAGTGTATGTACGTTTCTTCTCAGGCTGCGTATACGCAATCACTAGCTTCTCATACTCAAATGGAACACCTAAGGCTACTAGGTTATCAGCTATCTTGTCTTCTAAGCCAGATCTAAAGCCATGCTTCAAAGCTACTTGTCTAACTGTCAGTGGCTTTCGCTTGCTTGCAAGCTGCTTACGCTTAGGCTTCATGCTTGTATTCCTTTGTAAGGTAGTACTGATGCAGGAAAGCTCCAAAGGTATCTACAAACTCTTCTTCGTGGTTTAGCTTACCCATTGTGAACAAGATGGCATGGACTAACTCATGGTAGAAGGTTTGCTCAGTAGACTGCTTATTCATTCCAGTACGTATGCTAATGGTTTGCTTCTCAGGATCACACTTGCCCATGTCTTCCATGTGATCTGCATAGACTACGTTCCAGACTGAACCTGCAAGTTCAAAGGAGGTTGCCACATCTGGTTTGGTTTTCTTCTTAGCCACAGGAGTTTACCGTTTTCCAGTACCCTGTCAGTATTGCCGTCATAAGCTTTGATACAAGCTGCATATAGTTCCTCTTCGGTTGTACAGTCTTTCAAGATCTTATCAGCCTTTACAGGGCCAATACCTCGTATACCTTCAATGTTATCAACTCTGTCACCTGTCAGTATCTGTTTATAGAAACTGTACAAGCCTTCAAACTCAGTAACATAATACTCCTCATCCTTTACAGGATTATAGTGCCACCCCGGTAACTGATCTAGATCCTTGTCAACGTGGACGATCCAGTAGTTACCTTCAGTGGACGCTATGCCTACAGAGTCATCAGCCTCTTCACCATCTGACATCTTAGCACCGAGCTTCATGAGATGGTTTCTGAGAGCATCATAATGTTTAGGCTTGGGAGCATCCTTACGATTACCCTTGTAAGGAACAGTGGTAGCTACCTCGAATCTAAAGTTAGTCTTACCTGTAATCCAAGCTCTGTAGTCATCACACTTCAGACGCATATAGATTATATCGGTAAACCACTCTGTGAGTCGATTTAGTGCCCACCGTTCCTCTTCCTCCTCATTGGAGAAGCCAACTTTATAAACTAAAAAGTCAGCATCTACAATAGCCTCAGTAGGCTTTTCAGTCACCTGACGGTTAGAGGACATCATCCGCTGTCTCTTCTTCCTCAGAACCTTCAGGGACGTACACCTTCAACTCAGTCACTACCAGCTTCTTGATTGAAGGAGCAGCACCGAACTTAGCTGACATCTTGTGACGGTATGAAGAGACAACTGCGTGACACTTAGTACCATTACCCATCTTGGCAATGTCTACAGGATTACCTTCTTCGTCCACAGGAGCGAACAAGTAAGTTGACTTGGCAACAATGTAGTTACCCATGCCTTCTTTGTTCTTGATGTTGATGCCCAACTCCTTCAACTTCTCACAAGCTGCATCACTCAAGTTACCAACTGTGCACTCATACTTCTTGTTGTCTTCATTAAACTTAGTGTTAAAGTTATTCATCCAGTTGCTCCAGAAGATTTCACCAGCAACTTTAACGGGTTTCAATGTATCAATACTCATTTCATTTTCCTATATGTCAATGCAGCTCTTGGGACGGGTGAGCTGTATTACCCGATGCCAGATCTTCTAAGTACACAAGTGCAGATAATAGCACAGTGTATACCTCTTCAAGATCTAGATCCTCGCCTATCTTAACCTTGAAAGTTTCACCTTCAACGCTAAACAGTATCTGATTCTTATCAATGTGTTTCACGCCAGTTTGCACCAATTTTAAACTCCCCGTCTAGTGGACAACGAAGCTTGAAATGCTCACCAGCTTCAACAATACTTTGCTTTGCAGCCTCACCTACTATTGTAGCATACATCTTAGGAACTTCAAGTTGAAATTCATCATGTACATTTGCCACCAGCTTCACAGGCCACTTGTTAGCCTTAGTCTTATCGTGAAATAATACTAAAGCCTTTTTCATCACAATCGCCCCAGCCCCTTGAAGGAGCGAATTGAGGGCAGCGTGTTCACTGCGAACCCATATCTTACGACCATCAAGCCCCGGTACAAAGCCCTTACTCGCATATCTGCTAACCGTATTTCTAAGACGCTGTAATGCTGGCGTGTTCGCAAGAAAGGAGTCAATAAGTTTCTGTCCCGCTTTAGCATTACCACCGACAATGGAACCAATCTTAGCTGGCCCTGCACCGTATAGGAATGCGTATATAAATGTCTTCGCTTGATCCCTTGTTTGTAACCCTGCAGCCTTTTGATTCTGCGTGTGTACGTCAGTGCCATCCTTTGATGATCCTTCAGTGACTGTTTTAACATAGTTATCATCTTTCATATAATGTGCAAGCATACGCAGCTCAAGGCCACTAGCGTCACAACCAACCAATACGTTACCTGTTTCCACAGTCCAACACTCTCTGCACTCCGGCCCATAGATACTCCCAGCATTAGGAATCTGTGCCATGTTAGGACTACTGTGTGTCATCCTACCAGTAACAGCTCCATTCGTTATTACCTTACCATGCACTCTACCGTCCTTACCCACAGCTTCTAACCAGCTTTCAATCTGAGCTACACGTTTCTGTAGCATCAAGTATTCAGCAATGATTTGACCCTCTGAGAACTTAATGTCCTGTAGAGTAGTCTCATCCACTATAGGTTGACCCGTTGGGGTCATTTTAGTTGGCTTCCATCCTAACTCCATCAGCTTCTCTCCGATCTGCTTTCTACTTCCGGGATTGAAAGTATCAACGCAGTCTTTGATGGGCTTTCCACTGGTCTTGTGGAACCTAGGTGTGACCACTGGAGGCCATCTCTCTTGCATCTGTTCATAGATTCCAGCCATCTTTCCTTTGATGTCAGCAAGTAGACAAGTGGTGTAGACTTGATCGAGTTTGAATCCATGTCGTGTCTGCTCCTCAATGATTGCTGCTACCTTATGTTCAAGAGCAAGGCTTTCTTGTGAAAAGTCTTTCTTAGTGAGTTCATCAGTAAGATGCTTATAAAGATTAGCAGTGACCTCAACGTCCCTAATGCAATAATACTCCAGAAGAGCCATGTGAGGAATGTCGAAGCACTCACCTTTGTATTCCTCTCGTCGTTCCATTAACCATGTCCATACCTTTGTGTAGTCAATCTTATTCTTCCCCTCCGTGCTCATAGCACTAAGTCTCGTTCCCCATGCGTCTAAGCTGTGACCGTTCTCTACTGAGGGATCTAGCAGTCTTGAGGCTATCAGTGTATCGTACACTTGGTTCAAGCGAATCTTCGTATTCCAAAGCCTGTTGAGTATCGAGAAATCGAAGCTTATCCCGTTGTGGGCTACTATCAATGTAACGTCCTTTAAATACGCCACGAGGCTGTCTGCTGCTTTCCATACGTTCACTTCTCCGCTGTCAATGTCCTTAGTTACTACCATCCAAATCGTGTTGTGATCTAAGGTTGTCTCTATGTCCAATACGATACGCTTCTCCGAGTTTGTACTCTTCATACTCTGCCTTTAGGTCTTCATAGTGATGGATAAGCAACTGATACTTGTCCTGCATTTCATAGTACTTAGTCTCCAAGTCCAACATTCTACCAGCTATAGTGTCTAGGTCAATCATTCTTTCCTCTATACGTTAGTTCAGGGCAATGATACACTGTATTCCTGAAGTCAGTACGATAACGTGACTTAACAACAGTATCGTTAGAAGTTGTTGTCGTGGTGTGTAGCACTACACTTCGCTTACGTTCCTTTGTAGCTGCCTTGTACGCATTGACCTTATCACGATTACGTTGAACCCACTCACGCTGCTTGAGCCTGATACGTTCCTTACGTTTCTCATGCACTGCCCATACGTCTTTAATGGTTCCCTTACTCACTTTGCAGCCTCCATGTACAGTCCAACATTCCCTAGTGCATAACCTACAAAGGCTATCCCTAAGCCAGTGTTACCTTTGTAGAGTAAGTCCACAGCTACTACAGTGTAGACCACTCCAATGATTGCAATTAGAATACTACTCATCTTCACTCTCCATATCAGGTTGAATCTCTTGTCCTAATCGTTGTACTTCAGCTAGAGCTTCTTCACGTTTATCGAATGCTTTATCACGCTCTTTATCACCCTTGTCACGACCAAAGATCATGTCCCATCGAGCCTCGTATTGCTCCTGAGCTACACTGAAAGGATTAGCCCTCTTTTCAGTCATGTTATCAATCTCTCGTTGTACATCTGAGTCTCTCATAAATATTCCTTCCACACTATTACAGGTGTGTCCTTTCCAATGTAAGCACCCTCAATGTTAAAGTCAATGTAGTCAAAAGCTTCATCTTCAGTCATACCATCTCTGATTATCAGTTGTTGAGACATCTTTTCACCATCATAGACCAACACCTCAACACGCTCATTACCATTCCATACTAATGCTATGCCTATCTTTGCTTCATCAAAGCCATCCCACTGTTTCATAGTACTTCCTCCTGCATCTCCACCATACGTCCAGTTTCCATGTCATACTTCAACACACAAGCTGGGCCTGTATAACCATTGTAACGATTCTTAGCCACTGCAATCTTAGTCATGTGACGTTCATTGTCATCTGCTGCCATCGAGTTACGCTCCAGTGTAATCACAGCATCACTCAGTTGAGCAATAGCACCTGAGCCTCTGAGCTGCGACAGTGAGACACTGCCTCCATCTTCGTGGCCTTGATTGCCTTGAGGTCTACGAAGGTGACTGACACAGATCAAGGTAATCTCTAACTCTTGCACCAGTGTACGAAGCTTCGTCATCATGTTATCAATAGCCTTACGCTCATCTCCATTGTCTTGACCAGATATAACAATGGAAATATGGTCAAGAAATATAACCCTGCAATCACAAGCTTTAGCCATGTATCGGATTCTGTTGGCAATGTTGTCAACGTCACTGCTACCGAAGTGGTCAAAGAGATACACACGATTAGTACCAAGTGTTGCATCGAAAGCATCTTTAAGTTCCTTCTCAGTTGTTGGTGTGTCAGGTAAGTGCAATAGCTTGTTAGCGTGTAAGCTCATGATGCTTCTAGCTGTCTTACGAGTGGACTCTTCAAGGAATAACCCTCCAACATTCCACTTGGTAGTGTTCAGTATATTGAACAATATCTCACGTAGGAACTGACTCTTACCTAGTCCACTACCAGCAGTGACTGTGACTAACTCCGATGGCCTGATACCATAGAGGAGCTTATTCAAGCCCTTCCAAGGGTACATAGCCTCAGCCTTAGCCTCAGGTTTAATAACTTCTTCCCACAGGGAGGCTGCATTGATGATGCCATCTGGGATGTACACCTCAGCTCTCCACCACTCATTCACAAACTCTTTGGTAGCTCCTGCAATGAGGTAGTCACAAGCATCTTTGTAGCCACTCAGGTGCTTTACAATCTTAGCCTTCTGACCGAACAGTTCAGCTACTTCCTTAGATGCCTTCTTACCCGGCTCATCAGCATCAAAGCAGATCACAATGCTATCGAAGGAGTTAAGCCACTCATATTGTGTCTTGCAGTCCTTTAAAGCAGCCTGTGCACCATTTCTGACTGATACCACAGGGTAGAGGCTACCGTTCATCTGAAAAGCTGCTAGAGCGTCAAGTTCTCCTTCAGTGATGGTGACTGCTTTGCCGCCAGCGTGAAAGAGCTGCTGTCCGAAAAGCCTAGCATTCGTGAATGTTCCAAGAATGCTGAAAGTTTTGTCTGCCACTCTTCTAAGTTTTGCTGCGACAGGTGTTCCGGTATCGTCAGTGTAAGGATAAAAGTGCTGTCCATTATCTTGTGTTACTCCATATTTCTCACAGGTTTGAAGGGTAATACCTCTATCAGGTATCGATTTAATCTGACCTTTAATCTCTAGCATCTGAGTCTTTCGTGGTGCTACTGCATCTCGCATAACTGACAGTTCATCAGCATCAGTTTCATTGTAGTAAGTATTGCATGAGAAACAATACGTGTGATTGTCATCGTATAAGCCATTGGCATCTGAGCTACCACAGGCATCACAGGCGATGTGCTTAATGAGTTTAGACTCAGGCTTATCCTTACGTACTAGGTTTAGCTTCATTGTCTTGAGCCTCCCTTAGTTCTTCGATGACCTTCAATGCTCTCACATCGAGGTAGCCATAGTAGATTTCACCTCTGAGTTGAAAGGCAGTGAAGTCCTGTAGCAGTTCAAGACAATCAGCAATCAACTTAGGGTCATTGTCACCACCATGAATGAGGTTAGATGGGAAAGGCCAAGGCTTATCAGGATCAATGTTCATTTACTTAGTACCAGTTTAATTAAAGTTACGATGGCAACAAAGATAGCCATTACCATGCTAGAGGATCTTCATTCTCTTTGGCTACAACGTAACCACTGTGCACTTTGTGTAAGACTGCCTCAGATACATGAGACATAACCTTATCACGACCATTGTTCATAACTAATTCAGCCATACTGTCAATGACAGACCAATACCAGCATTCATACTGTACCAAGTCCATGTCAATGTCATCATCATCCATCATTTCAATAGACATAAAATTATCCTTTCAAGGTTAAATGTCTGTTTACGGGCACTTTAAAGTCTTTATAAGTATATTACTTAAATAATACTTTAATAGTGTATTTAACTTCTATGAATCATCCTAGATACTTTGTAGTATCTTTAAAGTAAAGGGTAGCACACTTTGTACAGTTTGTCAATGATCTCCTTCAGTGTTAGTGTCTCCAACGTGACAGTCACCTTCTTCAGCATCAGCACTGTCATCTATATCATCGGAGGATATAAGGTCTTTCCTATCCTTTGTAGGTAGGTGAGAGTCAGCCTGTACAGTCTTGAAACATTGCTGACATAGGTCAATGAAGCTCCCAGTCACTGCGTGTTTACGAGTACTCTCATAGTCTGTCAATATCCTGTCACAACATAAGCATTTCATACATCCTCCCTCACTTCAATCAAGTCCATTTCCTCAGGGTCATACCCAAGCTGCTCATAGACCATGCTTTCAGCTTCTTCTTCATTGCTTGCATAGACCCATTCTTCCCTTGTTTCACTTACTTTAAAGCAGTATTCATTCATCTTGTTTCTTTCTATAAGGGTTAACCTTCACCCATGCTTGCATGTGCACTGGGTTCCCATTGCCATCATAGCTCAGGCTATACATCCCGTCAATGTGGCTAAACCATAGCATCCCATTGGGTGTCTTAACTGGTGTTTCCCTTGGTACGTCATACAGTGGAATTGAAGGTTGTTCAATCCAGTCTTTTAAGTCAATGTCTGAGAGCATGGTTATATATCCTCACTTTGTAGAGTCATTTTAAAGTCTAATTTATCACCTAGTTCATTGAATTGCTCTCTGATAGGTTCAATTAACTTTTCTAAGTCATGATCAGCCATCAAGCAATCAAACTTAATGGTTATCACTTTATTTAAGAATTTACCCTCACCTGAGTAACCTTCAATGGAGCCTTTTGTGTAGTACATAGCTATCTACCCCTTACCTAATGTAAAATGATGGCTTTAAGAGGCCATAGATGGCTTCCAAAGTGCTATTGTTGTCATGGTCAATGGTCTGTTGTTCAATCTTCTCAAGTTTATATTTCTTTGATGCCTCCCATTGAAGGTTCTCCCATTGATCGTGAGAGATCACTTCAAGTAAGTTAATACCTTGATACATTGCTGAGTCTAAGCTTCTACAGTCCCCATCTTCGTCAATCTGACATTGAACGTCTACAATAGCACCTGAATCCTCTAATTGACCTACAAAGTGAAAGGTTATTGTCTCGATTGTCATTGTGTGTTTTCCTTACGTGTAATAGGTTTAGCAAATAGCCACTTATCGCCTAGGTTCCTGATTGATTTCACCCACTTGCGACGATAATCCCGCCTTACGTGTTCAGGGACATCGTAAGACTTGAATAGTTCACGTGTGTGTTTTAATAGTTTAGTATTCATTGTTTAACCTTTTTGAATGTTACAGTTTTACCTTGTTGTTTCTCAAATAGAACCTGAAATTCTGCCTGTTCCTCTGAAAATAGCGTGTGAATCAGCTTTCCCTTGTCATTGTAGACTTTCCACACTGGCTTACCATCAAGCCTTCCAGTGTCAGGCAAATAGTCCTGCTTTTCTTCATCAAAGAATGACCATCCCTCCCAATGCCTTCGGTTATCGTCACAGTCAATCACCAGTGAATATCTACGTTTACCGATCACTAGAGAATTATGGTTCCTTTCAAAGCTACCATGTCCAATGTCACCACTTGCATATTGTCCATACTTAGGAAATAATACATACCAATGACTGCGTTCTAAATCGACAATCAATTCTAGTTTGTGTTTATAGACTTCGACGTTAAAGTGTTTTAGCATTGTAAAGCTCCAATTCTTTAGTAAAACCTTCGATAAAGTAACCCCAAGCCTTAGACTTAGGTGTGTAGAATGTAGTGGCTATTTCCTCCACTGTGTAATGGTTTTGCCTTAGCCAAGGGTTTATTGTGTGTTGTTTCAATCATTCTGTTTGATCCTTATTCAATATTTCTAAAATAGCCTTGACCTGCTCAGGTGACACAGTCATCCACCGAGTAGCACCGTTTAAACCTATAAGTTGAAGGTCTGCTTGAGTATTCTCAAGCTTTGAAAACTCTTTGTCATAATAGGTCATTCTGACACCTCTACATCAAAAGGAATTGAGTTATCAATAAAACCTTGACGGCTATCATAGGGCAGTGCAAAGATAGTGCCAAATTGACGATTGACAGCCGCTTGAACCTCTAAAGGCAGTTTAGGTAGATCTCTTTCCGATCCATCTTTAGCGTCTGTCACAGTTACTTTTGAGCCGTCAGGCAAAGTGACATATTGAACAGCCGCAATCGAGCCATGAGTTATTGTGTATTTAGACATAATATTAAACCTTTGAATCAGCAAAAACAAACGTGTAGCCTCTACCATCACTTGAGCCACCGTGACACATATTATCAATGCTCCATTCAAGCTTATGTTTAGCCGCTAGAGCCTTGACAGCTTGAAAGTGCACCAAGTGCCCCGAGAATTCGTGAGGGTAGGATATTGTGACAGTCAGACCACTGTCAGAAGTGGCTTTAATGCGTGATCCCTTGACATTAGAGGCAGGGATATACTTTGTGTGAATTGCTTGCATCATGTTTCCTTAAATGGTAGGCCGTAGCCTGTTCGTGGCAAAGCCACTGGTTACGTGCGATAGTGCACTACAATGAAGTCTGTCACACTTCATCATGGTAAACTGTCACTTAGGAGACATCACAATCATTGTAGTCTAACATTTCAACAGACCACAATACACACCAACCTTGATCTGTTTTGCCTGATAGATATGGAACTGCACCATAGCACTCACGTTCAATCATAAAGTCTAAGAAACCGTGGTCAGGTAGTGCTTTTATTTGGTTCAATGCTTCTAATGCTGTTTTTGGATATGACATGATAATAACCCTTTACTTTGTGAGGACATCGAAATAAGCGAGAGCACCACCTGCAAGCATTAAACCCAGCAGGACAGCAAAACAGACATCAATGATTTTATCTAGCATTTTATTCACCCTTTGCATAGTTGCGGAGAGTTTTAAGATAACCCATTCTATCCTTCTGGGCTTCTACGTTCCTTTGCCATGCCACCACGATTGTGCCTGAGCCTCTGACACCTAGGAACCGCCCACGGTTAGACCTATCCCCTGCATACACCATTTGACCCGCTTGAACGTGTTTAAGCAAGTCTGCAGGAATATCCCACACGTTGAACATTGATTGATATTTCATGATTGTGTTGCCTTTCCGAATTTAATTACAATATAACCGCCTGACGATCTCTCATAGTCTTCGTGACAGATGCCTGACTGCATCAGTTGTCTTGCAGTTCTGAGTTCTATCAGCTCACGCCTTAACACATCATAACTGCCATAACTGGCTAAGTGCTTGAGGATTTTCTCTGTAGTCTTATTCATGATATGATTTCCTTTGTAGTTTCAATGTCTTTACGTCCAAACTTGATGATGAAGTAACCCACGTGTGTGGATGCTCTGTAGCAGATGCCGTCAGAGATGAGGTCTAAGGCCGCATGAAGCTCTCTGTTGCGGTGGTCACAGATGACTGCCTGACCCTTGAAAGCGATGCTCTGTAGGATGTCTTTGGTAGTGTTGTTCACAGTGTCTCTCCTAGTGGTTAACAGGTCAGCTCCTTGCCTTCCTTGTCCTCTATTATCCAGCTGAACCTTACACGAAACTTACAAACACCTGTTTTAGACATTTATTTTCAAAGTTTAAACCCTTACGTATAAACCCTAATGCCTTTCACCAGTCGAAGCGATTAGAAGCCCTCAGAGGCTTAAACAGGGTGTCAAGCCACTACACCATCAGACAAAGTTATCCACACCACAACTAATACTTATCCACAATTCCAACTCTTATATAAGACTTAACCTGTGCATAACTGTATACCCCTAGGAGTAACTTATCCACACCCTGTTGATAACTTGTGTATAACTATTGTGTAGTGGTTAACCCTTAGATATACCCTA